TGGATAAGGCTCGCCCAACTTTTGAAGATGAAAAGCCAGTCAACGTGTTTGACTTGTGGGAAGGTGCTAACTTCAAGCTGCGTATGCGCAAGAAGGATGGTTTCACTAACTATGACGAGTCAGCGTTTAGTGATCCAATGGCCATTTCTGATGATGAAGACAAACTGTTGAATATTGTAAATTCACAACACAAGTTGTCTGAGTTCTTGGATCGTAAGAACTTTAAGACTTACGATGAACTGAAGCGTAAGTTGGACGAGGTTCTTTCTGGTAACGGCTTCAATGCGAAGTCTGCTGCTGAAATGGCTTCTGATGAACCAGCTTCTATGGAAGCACCTGAACCAGCGAAAGCTGCGCCAGCGTTTACTCCAAAGGCATCGGCTAAACCAGCAATGGATGACGATGAAGACGTTATGTCTTACTTTGAGAAGATCGCTAAAGAAGACTAATAAGTCTTAGGCAAAATAAAAGGGAGCGTTAAGCTCCCTTTTTCATTTTAGTATCTAGTTTGTAGATACTTGTTATAACTCGATTCACTATTTCTAGCAGACGATTTAACTGCTGTTGTATTACTACTATTCTGATTAACTTGCGTTTGGTTAATCATCGCTCCACCACCCTTAGAAGATTTACCTTCAACTTGGGCTTGTTGGTCAGCATTGTCTTTAGACGCATTATATACCTTCGCTCCATTAACTGTCATAGAGCCACCAGCTGCAACGAACTTTGTAGCTTCTTCCCAAGGGAATTGTTTTAAAGGCTTCAACGAATCTTTATCAAGACCGCTGAAAGTTTTCATAGCCTCGCCAAGTTTAGCGATACCATCGGCAGCTTGCATAACACCTTGACCAGCGTTACCAATATCAACGATCTTTTCAACTGCCGATTTACCACCAGAAACCTTATTCAATAGGTTACCAACGAAAGCACCAACACCCTCTGCAGCTTGACCTGCACCAAATACAGCAAAGGCAGCACCAAGAGCAGTTAAACCACCAGAAACAGCTAATAGTGCACCGTAATCAATTGATGATAAACGTTGTAAACCATCAATGAAGCGATCGAAGTTATCGCCCATGGCTTCCATACCTTTACCGATAATCCATAAGGATCCACCAAGAGCAGCAAGTGCTGCTGCGCCAGCGCCAAGTAGTAATCCAAACGTTCCTGCAACTGCACCTGCTGCAATTAAACCTGTTAATGCTAATGCAGCTTTACCAAGAGTTGACCAGTCTAATGATTGGAAGTTTTCTAGTGCTTTACTTAAACCCCAAACAACACCTGTCAATAAACCAAGTACAGCAACACCAGCTAGGGTTTTTACGTTGGCGAAAGATTTGATACCTTCTGAAATACCTTCCATGATACCTTGGAAGACACCACCAATTGCTGCGCCGATACCTCTACCGATACCAGCCATAGCTCCGCCCATTTTACCCATTGAGCTGGATAAACCACTCATAACTTTACCGAACTTGCTTCCGCCGTCACCACCACTGCTATCTTCTGCACCACCAGCAGAAGAAGACTTCTTACCTGCCATCAGCGCTGTGTTTGAGGCAATTTGTTCCAACAGGGATGTTTGATTCCCCATCAAACGAAGGTTCTCTAGATCGTTTTCTTTCTTAGTCTGTTGTTCAGCTAAAATATCAGTCGTAGATTGAGACACCGCACCTTTATCAGAAGGTGTTTTTGGTAAAGCAGATGATTGTTGTGTACTGAATTTACCAGTGTCGGCTTTCTGTACTTTACCAGCGTCTTTATATTTGGCCAAGCCAGCTTTTTGAGCAGCAAATAATTCAGGGTTATTTTGCTGTATTTCGTCATCGCTGATACCCATCTTCTTTAGACGGTCTATTTTACTCTGAGCTCTAGCTATCTCATTTGAACCTTCGCGTCTTTGCGCAGCAGCTTCTTTTAATTGTTTGGGTGTACGAGTATCGCCTTGAGCTTTCATTCTCTTGGCGAAGTCGATGTCCTCCATCTTATTGCGGACACCCTTGAACATGCTGAATGGACCAAGAAGTTTCTTCTTGATAGTATCTGGATCTAGCGCATCGGAAATACCTTTCTTAAAGTCTTTCCACTTATCACCAAATGACTTCCAGTCTTTATTGGTTTTAGCAATCAGACCAATTTGCTTATTCTGACCCTCTTGCAATTTCTTTAGAGTTGCATTTTGGTCTTTCTGAAGATCAAGTTGAGCTTTTTGAATCTGAAGAGCTAACAGCTGAGCTTGTCCGCCACCACCTTGATTGTCCTGGACGACCGTGCTGGCGTCAGTTAGCTTCTGTAATTGATCAGCAATGTCTGATTGAGTCTGTGTTAAGACTGCAAGAGAATTACCCTGCTTTTGCAGGGTTCTACCCATACCTTTTGGACTGCCCTTACCTTTTTTAGCCATACGTTATATTCTTTTCTTAGATTCGATACGTTGTTTTTCTTCTTCCAGATATTGTACAAGCATACCGACGTATAGATCACGTTCAAATGGGATCATTTCCTCTAAATCCGCTAAAGAATATTTATGGTATTGCATAAGTGCAAAGTTCATCCTGTAATAATTCTGAAGGGATTCATGACCCAGGGCAATTAGAAAAAATTTGCTAGACCTTCGATAACCTTTGTGTGCGCTCTGCCGCACAGAGGACAGTTATATTCAACTGTCTGGGAAATCTTAGGCATAGTGTCAAAGAATTTCTGAATCTTCATAAACTGATCAGTAGATAAGTTATTCAAGAATTGTAGAAGTTCTTCTTTACTTTGTTCTTTAGCATAGTGAATATCTTCACCGTCATAGATGTAGTCGATTGAACTAGCGATAACACCGAAGATATTATTGATATCTTCTAGATCTTCCATTTCAGTAGCCGACTCAAGCGTTGGGTATTTCATGACAACGCCAACATCGTCAAACAGAGGGATCTTATTAGAATGCCCTTTTGTTTTCTTAACTTCAATATCTGATACGTTCAGTATAATTTTAACTCTAGCTTTTTCGTTTTGTTCTCCATGATCAGTATCACATGGGAAATACAAGTCTACAGTTTCACCCACAGACTTACCACGAATCTGTAAAAACATATATTCAATATCAAACGTTGCTAGAGAGCTTGTATCAATTTGATCTAGCACACATGATTGGATAACAGTTACTAATGTATCACCCATAACCTTTGGATCTTCAGATTGTTGAGCAATCAGAAGAGCTTTCTCGTCTTTAACCAAGAATGGTCGGAAACGAACAGACTTACCTGTTGATGGGATTGTTAGATTAAAGACTGCGGTTGATTGTACTGGTAAAGCCATAATTATTCTCCTTTATTCATCTTTGTAAGCATTTTACTCAATTCAGCTGTGCTACCAACAAAGATAGCATTGTTAGTCGTATTTTTATTATTCGACTGATTTTTGGAAGGTTCTTCCAGTTTCTTTTTCTGCTGATGTATGTCCATTAGTTGTTGGTTAATATCAGCAAGTTGTTTCATTAAACCACCTACGACTTCAAACGCACGTGGGTGTTCAGATTGCTTTGCTACAGTCAAAGCAGTTTCAAGAGCATCTTTACCCTTGTTCAATAACTCTCTCAAGTTACTTCTAGTTTCATCATAGTCATCTTCGATTTTAGAAGAAGTTTCTATAGAAACGACTGTAGCCTCTGCCTCCACAATTTCTTGCTTAGGCATAGGCTCTAAATCAAATATTTTTGACAAGGATTCATCAGTATTCATTATGTGCCTTTTAATTAAAATCTAATAGCGGGAATTCTAGAAGTAAAGTGCGAGAATCCACGCTGAGCGTATTGACCAACAGCACCTGTCAAGAAATTACCAGCTTCGCCAAGACCCTTCAGATACTTCTGTTGGAATCCTGTAAAATCTCGTATATATCTATCTAAACCACCAGCAGACTTTTCTAAACCTGTATATGGGTCAGTTGAAATTGGAGTCGCTACCCAATACTTATAATTGAAAGTTACATCCAATCTCATAGTATCATTATTGTTACCAGCGTCAAGAGAGATAGTGCTCACTGACTTAGGATATGCTTCATACAATTGTACTAGGTATGTTGTCTTATCTTCTAAGTCTTGTACTCGGATGGTCATTGGAGTTACATAATTTGAATAGTAACCCATAGTTCTATCGCTCGGATTTACAATATAACCCATCCAGTTATCGAAGATAGACTTCACCGTCATATTGCGGTCAACGTGGAATGTTAATTGAATCGGATCGTATAGACGCTCGTATGGCATTTCTCTCAATTCACCATAAGTACGAACCTGTGCTGTTGCTATGTTAATCCCAGGAAGGTTAGCCTTCTCGCAGAATAGCAACATACGCTTAACTTCTTCACCAAGAGCTTTCGGTGGAGTTAGGTCAACCGTGAAACGGTTTGTACGAGCAATACCTTTTGTTTTTATCTCTGAGATAAAATCTTTTTGTCTATTTGCAGCCATTTATTTTTTCTTTCTCTTCATCGAGTTTACATACTGACGAGATTTATCCCAAATTCTATCATCGGGCATTTTAACGAACTGCTCAACAGGGAGTAGAACAGCAGTTGTCCAATCATACGCTCTAATTTCTCTGAACGTTGAACGAAGCCCACCAAAGTTATAATTGTGAAAAGCTGGGACTGCAGCTGCGAATTTCTGTACACCTTTAATAGCTGCCCAACTATACTTGATACGAGTGTTCTCATCCATCCTAGCGTTCGTCTTATATTGCATGAGATAATACAATAACTGAACACGCATCTGGTATGGTAGATAGTGAAAGTTAACACCGCTGAAACCGCTGATTGTACGCTTATAAAGTAAGGTACATGGGAAGCGATCGTAGTATGGAATTTGGCTTTTATATAATGGGTCGTACACATACATGTACATCTTGCCAGGCATCAACTTAGTTGTTAGTTGAGTTGGGTTACCCTTTAAAACAGTCCAAGGGCTGTTAATCTGCTTCATAAGCAAAATCATCTGCTGTTCGTACCAAGCCTTGGATTTACGGAACGCAGTTTTTAGGTCGTACTTATTCTTCTCGAAGATATCGAGAGCGGCAATTTGAGCAGCTGTACGGTTTTGTTTGATTGAGACGGGCATATTGACTATTTAGGTCAAACTCCCAATTCCTTCTCAGTTATAATCTTGAACTCCCAACCCCTGTCTTTAGCGTATTCGCTGGCAGCTTTCCACTTGGCTTGGTTCTTAATAAAACCATAAGACTCGGTGATATAACGTTGGGTTCTGCGACCAGGGAATACTGGAGGCGCAGTCTGTTTTAGAGGCTTGATTTCTATTAGGAAAGTCCTAGTTGATCCATCTCTTTGTTGGACTTTGATCTTAAAGTCAATGAAATAACGGTGTAGCTTATTATCGGTTGGGCATAAATACGGGATTACCGTCTCTTCTGAACTCCATCGAATTATGGATGGATTTGTGTCGCACCACTTAGCAAACCTTCTCTCCCACGAAGACCTACATATGATATTAGAGACATCACCAGAGTATTTTTCTGGATGTATTGGCACATACCTTGATTTATGGAACATAAATATATAATCAAATAAAAAATATTTAGGATAAAACCATGGGTTTTTCTATCAAAGAAGGTTACAATTCGATAAGCAATTCGATGAAAAGCGCAGCGGAGGGGATGATTTCAGATTTGAATAAAGCCACCTCTGCTCCTCGACAACAGTCTATTAATACGACTAGAAAAACTTTTGATGCGAACAAGTATAAGATCGATCAACTATCATACCCGATAGATTTGATGTCCCCTCAATATGGCGGCAACTATGCTGTGTTTTACATCAACGTGGCGGACGATTCTAGGCTCAACGTTAAAGAGAATACCGTCGAGCTTGACCCAACAACCGAGGCAAGAATGCGTAACGGTTTAGTTGCTAAGAACTTATCAGTAGCTGGTCTTGCTGCTGCGTCTGGTGGCTTACAGGTTCTTGAGAGTTTGAAGGGCGGAATGCAGAAAGACAAAGACGGTAAAAACTCTGGCAAATTGACTGCTGCAAAAGCTGGTATTGAAGGTTCAGTTAATGCTATTGGAGTTGCTGTTGCTGGTTCTTTAGCACCAAACGCTTCTCGTTCTCAGCGTCGTTTGAAGACTGCTATCGCACTTCACGTGCCTAATCAATTGTCTGTTAGATATGGAACAACGTGGGATGTAACTGATACTGCTGCGATTCAAGCAGTAGCTGACGCAGGTGGTGCTTTGGCTGAAGCTATTAGCGACCCAGCGAACATGAAGAAGGCACTAGCTTCTGGTGGTTCAGTTGTTAGAGAAGCAGCTGCTAACCTCGCTTTGACTAAACTGCCAAACGCTGGTGCTATTTCAGCGGCACTTGGTATTGCTGCTAACCCAAAGAAAGAACAGACTTTCCAAGGTGTTGAGTTCCGTAAGTTTTCATTCGATTATCAATTCTTCCCAAGAGATGAATTTGAAGCTGAAAACGTTTTGAACATTATCCATCAATTCAAGTTACATATGCACCCTGAGTTTAAGAGTGAACTAAACTATGTTTGGATTTACCCTTCTGAATTCGATATTACATATTACACTCAAGGTAGTGAAAACTTAAACTTACACCGCCACACTTCGTGTGTTTTAAAAAACATGAACGTGAACTACACACCTAATGGTAGCTTCTCTGTATTTGCAAATGGTATGCCAACTCAAATTAACGTTACACTAGAGTTTAAAGAGCTTCAGCTTGCTTCTAAAGAAACTATCGGTAATACTCCTGGAGGTCTATAATGTATTTTAATGATTTTCCCCAGTTTCTTTACGACTTCAACTATGGTAACGATAAAGTAAAAACTGCCGTTGTAGTTGATATTACAAGAAACGTTAGAATTAAAAGAGAAATCTTTGCGAACATTGCGTTGTACGATGAGTACGATATTGTTGATGGTGAAACCCCAGAGATTATTTCTGAAAAGTTTTACGGCACTCCAGAGTATCACTGGGTTATTATGTTAGCGAACGAGAAGTATGATTACAGAAGAGATTTTCCTCTAACTGAACCTGTACTTCAAAAGCACATCTCTTCAACATACAACCCTGTTTTATATTCTAGTGATTGGTTTTGGGATACTCACGAAGACGGTAATGTTTATATTCATATTAAGATTACAAGTATACAAGTCCCTTTCGAATTAGCATACTTGACTGCCCCTGTGAAGATTACTCTATCTGACAGCGCCACTGGTGTTTTTAGAAAAGTTATAAATTTCCCAACAGACCCTATCGGCTTAGATGAAGAAAATCAGTATTTTTATTTCCCATATACTGAACCTTGGGATATTACGCAATTCGGATCTGAAGGTTCTACATCAGCCGCAGGTACTGGAGCAGTAGAAATTAAGGTTGAAACTGAAGGTAGAGAGCACAACCCTGTATATTTTGTAAATATGCAAGGATACAAAGTAAATCCATCAGAGACTGCTATTCCTGTTACTGGAGACGTCATACATAGAGATGAGAATGATAAAAAGAGAAGAATAAAGATTGTCGCTCCATCATTGATCGAGTCTATCT